TTTACTTGTACTATTTCACCAACTATTATATAATAATATAAGGAGGTGTTTTTAATTGGAAAAACTATATTCAGCCGAAGAGGTCGCAAAAATGGTTGGCAGAACAGGTTTCACGATAAGGGAGCATTTAAAAAAGGGTATTCTAAAAGGGCACAAATCTGTAACTAACAGATGGGTTATTAGGCATAAAGATGTATTGGCTTATATGGGCATTGAGGAGGAGGACGACTGCGATGACATTTCCGATAACTGATCTTTTGCGAAATGACGGGTTTATCATCTATAACAAAAACCTAGCTAAAAACATTGGCGTAAATGAGGCAATACTATATAGCGAACTTCTTAGTCGTTGGAACTACTTTAAGCAAAGAGGACAATTAACAGAAGATGGGTTCTTTTTTAATACAGTCAAAGACCTTGAAGACGGGACCGCTTTATCCGACTACCAACAAAGACGGGCCCTCAACTCTTTAAAAGAGAAAGGACTTATTGAAATGGAAGTTCGCGGAATTCCTGCAAAGAGGTATTTCCGTATTGTAGAGGATGGTGAGCTAATAACTAGCTACCTAATGCCTCCAGAAGAGGATAGATCTCAAGAAACTAAAGAACTAGAGATTGAGTCCAGTTCTCAAGAAACTAAAGAACTAGAACTTGAGAAACTTGAGGATAGATCTCAAGAAACTAAAGAACTAGAATCCAAGAAACTTGATCCTAATAAGACTAATATAATAAGACTAGAGAATAATACTAAAATAAAAGAGGGGGGACAAGTCCCCCCCTCAGAAACTAAACCTAATTCAACCTCTTTAGCTAAGCAGACCTCACTCTTAGACAAAAAGGAAACTAAAAAACAAAAGAAAGCTAGAGAGATAGGCAAGATGCGGGATATGATTTTAGCTTTTACTGCTAACCAAGATGTAAGGAAGGCACTCACAGATTACTTTAATTTCAGGGTAGGTAGGGGACTAACAATTAGGCAATGGGAACTGATCCTTAGTGATCTTAGAGAGTACGCAGGAACAAATGCATCCGTAGCCATTGAAAAGATTGAGCATGCTTTAGCGGGTGGGTACATGACTATTATTGCTAGTTGGGAAAAGAATAAAAAAGCAGGTCGAGGTAAAAATACCTTTGACAATACGGCTGGGCATGAGATTGAAGATGCAGGCTTGTCGGACGAGGAGCGATTTGCAAAGATTGAGGCCAATTTAGCCAGAGATGAAAATGGGGATCCAATAGTATTTTAGAAAGGGGGCGGTGCTATGAAAGAAAACAAAAGGGTAGTTCTGCACCAGCATATATGTTCTAGGCTTACAAAGACTTATAGGGATAAGAATAGCGATTATGGGAATTCATTTGTAAAGGTGAGGGAGGAATTCCCTAACGCAATTTTAATTCGCTTGTCGGACAAGTTAAATAGGCTAAAAACCTTTAGATATTGCAATTACAGCAAAGATGGGTTCGGAAACGAGATAACAGTTATTAAGCCCTGTTATTTAGATGAAGGGACCAGATCTTATCTTATATGGGCAAGGGCTTGTGAAGCAGCTGAAAAACATTATTTTTGGATGCTGGAATATGGTTGTACTCCACAAGAAGCAAGGGCAGTGCTACCAAATAGCCTAAAGACTGAAATTATAATGACAGCCAATCTAAGAGAGTGGAGGCATTTCCTAAAGGTCCGCACAGCCAAAAATGCTCATCCACAAATCCGGGAACTCGCTGTACCATTACTTCGAGAATTGCAAGAATTATTACCCACGATTTTTGATGATATAGTTTTATAAACCACCAACATTTTTTATATAATAGTCGAACGGAATAACAGTTCATGTAGGCAAGGAGGCTGAGCAATGGAAAATTTGAAAAGTATGGTTTTGGAACGGATTCCAGATAAGAGAGCAGAAGCAATTCCAAGCAAGGAGCTGCAAGCCCTCACAGGCCTTTCATTCCGTAAATTAAAGGAAGTGATTACTGAATTACGGAAAACGCACCCTATATGCTCAAAAGAAATAGATGGGGGCGGCTATTGGATAGCGGAAAACGAGAATGATATTAGGGAGTTCATTATGATGATCGCAAGGAGACGGAATGGGTATGATAAAACAATTAACCGTATGCAGAGGCACTTAGATGACATGTAGTGGGAGAGTTGGGGATGGATTATAGGTACGAGTTCAGGCGGGAGGATTGCTGGTATAAAGAGACGTGTGGGCTATATCTTGGAGATAAGTGCAACGCCTCCTGCCTTCGCTACATGGAAATGGATTTTTTGATGCAGACGAGCGGGATACCTAAGCAAAGGCAATATGCAAACCCACTAACGCCAGACCCAGAGGATTTGCAAGCCTTTTTGCGACTAAACGAAATTCGCCAGAACATACTAGAGTTTATACAAACAGGGGCAAGTTTATACCTCTACAGTAAAAACTTTGGGAATGGTAAAACAACTTGGGCAATTAAGCTAATGCAGAGGTATTTCGATTTAATTTGGGCAGGCAATGGATTTAGGTGGCGGGGGATTTTTTTACATGTTCCAACGTTTCTTACAAAAATAAAGGAGAACATTGATCGAAAGGATGAGAGGTTTCAAGAAGTTAGGACAAGGCTTGGAACGGTTGACTTGGTTATTTGGGACGATATAGCTTCAGTGAAACTTTCTAATTTTGATCATACTAACCTATTGTCCTATATAGACCAGCGAAGTTTAAATGCCTATTCCAATATTTACACAGGAAACCTTGAGGGCGGCGAATTACGGGAGGCGTTGGGAAACAGGCTTCACAGTAGGGTGTGGAACGAATCGGTAAAAATAAAACTAGTCGGTTCGGATAGGAGGGAAAGTAGATGGTAACCCTCCAAATACTGAACAAGGTTTTAGATACTGGGGACATGGGCCTAATTTTAAAAAACGGCCTTACAGCTGATTACTTTATCGGCTATGAAGATGAATTTACCTTTATCATTGACCATCATGCAAAGTATGGTAAAGTTCCGGATAAGGCTAGTTTTTTAGATAAGTTCCGAGAGTTTGCGCTGGTTGAGGTTAAAGAGCCGGATAAATATTTGTTAGAAACCCTTTACGAAGAATATCTGTATTACCAATCCGTCGAGGTTGTACAGGAAGTAGCAAAGCTACTAAAAACGGACTCTAGAGATGCTGTTGAGTATTTACAGAGTCAGTTGCCCAGATTGCAGGCAAAAACAGTTACAGACGGTACGGATATTATTGCAGAGGCAGGCAAAAGGCTTGAAACCTACAAAGAGAAGTTAAAGGGAGAAAAGCCGTGGTATATTCCAACAGGGCTGGAAGAACTAGATGAGATCCTGCATGGCTGGGCAAGGGGAGAAGAGTTTGTTGTTGTCTTCGCAAGAACGGGACAAGGAAAGTCATGGTTTTTAGTGAAAACAGTTGCTCATGCTTGGCAGGTGGGGTACAGGGTAGGATACATAAGCCCAGAAATGTCCCCGGACAGGATCGGCTACAGATTTGACACTGTAAATAAAAATTTCTCCAACAGAAACCTCGTGTGGGGTAGGGAGGAAGAAGGATATGAGCAGTACATTGCAGAACTTAGTGGAAAACCCTTCATTGTAGCCACTCCACAAGATTTCCAGAAAAAGATCACTGTTAGTAAATTGAAACATTTTTGTCAATCTCACAAATTAGATATTCTGGCAATTGATGGCATAACCTACCTAACCGATGAACGATACAGGAAGGGCGACAATAAGACAACCACGCTGACAAATATTAGCGAGGATTTGCATGGGTTAAGTTTGGAGTTGGGTATTCCTGTTTTGGTTGCGGTGCAATCTAACCGAGGAGGGGTAAGAGACAAGGATGAGGGCGGAACCCCCGAATTGGAAAATATCAGAGATTCGGACGGGATTGCTCAAAACGCAACTAAGGTCATAGCTTTAAGGCAGACGGGAGCAGGTCTAGAGTTTGGTATTAAGAAGCATAGGGATGGAGAAATGGGTGGCCGGTTATTGTATTATTGGGATATAGATAAAGGCGAATTTACCTATATTCCATCCGAAGGAGATTCAGTTATGCCTGTAAAAAGGCAGGCGGAGGTTGAGCGTATTAAAAACAGTTTCAATGACGGTACGGAGGTGTTCTAATGTTCCAGGTAGGGAACCTGCCTATTCTTGCAAGCGAAATGGAAGTTTTATTGGAGTTAAAGCAACAACTTGAATGGGCAGGTATTTCCTTATTCGCTAAATTTAAGCGGAGCGGGGCAAATATACAATTCAATTGTCCTATTCATGCCGGGGGACAAGAACAAAGACCCTCTTGTGGGATAACTATAGAAGGAGGTGAGGCTCCTCCCGGACTAGTTCATTGCTTTGCTTGTGGTTATTCCGCCACTCTAGAAGAAATGATTAGTCATTGTTTTGGTTATGATGATATGGGAAGGTTTGGACGGGATTGGTTAATAAAGAATTTTGTAACGGTGGCTATTGAAAACAGAGAAGATTTGCAGTTAGATTTGGGAAGAACTGGGTCGGAAGTTAAAATTGAATATGTATCTGAAGAAGAGTTAGAATCTTACAGATTTTATCATCCATATATGTGGCAACGAGGTTTTACTCCAGAGGTTGTAGAATTGTTTGATGTAGGGTACGACAAGAAAACAAATAGTTTGACCTTCCCGGTAAGAGATAGTTTGGGAAGAACCTTGTTTGTTGGTAGGCGAAGGGTGGATCAAAAGTTCTTTCACTATCCAAAAGGGGTAAACAAGCCTGTTTATGGAGTATATGAAATACCGAAAGAGGTTACAGAGGTTATAATATGCGAATCTTTTATTGATGCCCTCACCTGTTATGTTTATGGAAAACCTGCCTTTGCCCTGCTGGGAACAGGAAATAGATTACAGTACGAGCATCTAATGCAGTTACCTTATAGGAAGTATATACTAGCATTTGATGGCGATGATGCAGGCAGAAGGGCGGATGAGCGGTTCCGACGAAATGTAAAGGGGAAAATCATCACAACCTTAGAGTTNCCAGAAGGGAAAGATNTTAATGACCTAAGTCTGGAAGAATTTCAAAACTTAAAAGAATATTTTTAGATCTAGAAGGATTTTTGGGGATTATATATAATTATATAAACGGAGCAAACACAAAAAATTATTTCAAGGAGGAAACGGAAATGCAGGAAACTTACAAGATGATGGTGGGATTGACGCAAGACAAATACAAGGACTTATCAATGGAGCAATTGGCTATTGAGTATCAAAAGGATTTTGACCCCTCTATTCTGGCAGAATCTTTTGTACGCAATTACAGTTTTATTTTTCAGATGGCTTCTAGGTATTATGGACTAACAGATCAAGATATTGCAAGCCATGCCTTGGAACGGCTTGACTACTGTTTGCAAACATATCGGCAAGGAAACAAATTTCTCACCTATTACGGTACTGTTTTGAAAAACAGATTTAGAGAAGAAACCCAGTACCTGAACACTCATAAAAGGAAAGTGATATTTCACTCCTCCAGTTATGAGGCTATGGTGGACAATGGGTTTGACCTTGTGGCTAGTACCCAAGAGGATGAAACGACCGATTTAATAGAGGATTTGCGGGAGTATGGGCTAGAGGACAAGGAAATTGAGTATTGCCTTTACTTGCTTATGGGCGAATCTAACGCAGATATAGCCAAAAACATGGGTTGTACTATAATGACCCTTTGCAATATGCGAAAAAGAATGAGAATTAAACTAGGAAATTTTGCTTTAGCTTTAGGATTCTAGGCTAATTTATATATAATAGTTGACGGAGGAGGGGAGCTACGCTTGGGAAAGTGGCTGAAAAATTTGCAGAAGAAGTTAGCCATTTGGTATTTTAGGAAGGCGTTTAGCCTTAAAAAGCATACAAACAAAGAAAAGGGAGGACAAAACAAATGCCAGTGAAATTTAGGATGGACGAAGCGGCTCATTACGGCGGACAGGGTGCAGGCAGTTTCTTTCAGTTAAAAAATGACAAAGACACTGCTCGGGTCAGATTCATGTATAATGGGATTGACGATGTTTACGGATATGCGGTGCATCGGGTAATGGTAGAAGGCAGGCAAAGGTATGTAGCTTGCTTACGGGAATACACTCAGCCTATTGATGATTGTCCGTTTTGTGCGGCAAAGATACCCGTACAGGCAAGACTTTTCTTATTCCTCTATGATGTTGACGCAGATGAAGTTAAGGTTTGGGAGCGAGGAAGGACGTTCTTTTCCAAGATAGCAAGTCTTGCTAGTCGATACAATCCATTAGTAAGCACAGTTTTTGAGATTGAACGTAACGGGAAACCTGGGGACACCAGCACCACCTATGAAACCTATCATATAGAAACAGACAACACAAGAATAGAAGACCTTCCAGAAATTCCAGATATTATTGGTACTATGATCTTGAAGAAAGAATTTGAAGATATGAATTTTTATTTAGACAATGGGTACTTTCCAGATGTGGGAGTAGTTGCCCAACCACAGAGAGGTGGAGCGCGGCGATCAACTTCCGATAACCAACCCTACCCAGTTGGAAGAAGAACGCCAACCAATGCCCCTGCAAGCGCTCCTGCATGGGAAAGAAGAATTCCAACCGCTCCACAGGATGTGTTTTAGGTGAAAGGATTATTCCAACTCCCGCCAAGGGCAACCAAGGCGGGAGACCTTTCTTTAGTTAATAAGCTAACCAAACCCGCCCCTGCAAGTAGGGGGGTAGCGGTCAGGCAAGGCAAAGGTATTATGGAGCGAATACCTTCAATTAGGGCTATGGCTAATCGTTATCTGGGGCAGTATGCGGACAT